ACCCCCTGAATTTCAGGGGGCTGGCTTAGTTAGCTGGCGTATTTCAAAATCTTAGTTCAGGATCAACTTCCCATCCTTTGTCGTTTTCAGCGTGTATTCTTTCTTCGTCCCATCGGAAAGAGTCACAAAGAATTTCGCTATCGTGCAAGACCTCTCTTTTTCGATGAATGCAAGAACCGGGGTTACCGTCGTATCAACTCTAATCAAAACTGCGCCCCCGCTTGGTTTAACATCTCATCTGCCGGTTGAGGTAATGGCGCGTTGGGGTTACTTCCACCCTTAGCTGGTGTGGCACTCTTAGCCTGCTGTTGTGCCATCGCCATCAAATCCATTCTTTGCTGTTCTTCCGCCATTCGAGAAAGAATTTCTGCCCTACCCCGTATATCCGAAACTTTCACTATCTCATCCCAGGGAATTGGCGCACCCAGAGAACGCATATTCAAAAGATTCTGATACTGCTGTTGGCGCATGGTGGAACTCTGACTCACTTCGTCCAAGATTACATCGAATCGTCCACTTGTCACGTCATTCAGCTTCTTTTCGAGGATGGACTTATTGATGGTGATGACCTTGAATCCATTCTGGACTTGAATCATCTGGTCAGCCATCAAAATAGCTTGCTCTTCGGTGAAAAGGGGGTGCGAAAGAAGTATCTGGGTCTTTAATTGATCTTTAATCTGAATGATTTCGGGCGGCATGAACCGAGAAGAGTAATCCCCAAGAACTCTCACTCTCCGTTCTTCTGTATAGTACTGCTGAATGAGAGCCAACACTTTCCTGAAAACAATCTTCCGCGTAGATAAGTAATTATTCCAGAACGTCCCGACGATACTCTCTGTCGGTTGCTGTAAAGCGTTGATCCCTCTCCCACTCTTCACCCCCTGCGGTACGACTCCAAGTGAAGCGTCGTTAAGACCAGAAATGTCCTTCATGTCGTTAGACGATTGCAGTTCCATCTGCACCAAAGCGGGAACTGCTGTGGTGTTACTTTCAATCGGCGTAACGGCATCTCGCGGGCTCTTATTAACTTCGATTAGAGAACCCGTCTTGCCCATCTCGGTACGAGCCTTATTTATATCGTCGAAGGTTCCCTTAGTGACAAAGAAACTATTCTTCGCCGCAGTACCCAAGAGATGAATCGCCTGAGAGCGCCTCTTATTCTTTTCGTCCTGGGGATCGAGTAAATCCTGAACTACGCCAGTGTAAACTCCGTTATCATCATAACAGAAGAAACCCGTGATGTCGTACTGACCGAACTTATACGGAGATTGATCGTCCTCTAAAAGAGTCTTACCAATCGAATAGCTGACCTGAATATATTTTGTCGGCTGGTCAACTACATTCACATCCTGACCGTTAGCTTTGATAAGATCGGCTGCGGTCTGGAACTCGTCTTGATCGTCGGGAGCTTGTGAGAGCTTCCCCAGCTTGTCTTTGAAGAACTTCGCTTTCTTATAGATCATCCTCTGACATCGGAGGACTTTCAGTTTCTTGTCCTCTCTGTCAAAGACGTAATCAGTGGGTACGCTTAAACCAAATCCGTAGTCGTAGGTCTTAGCTATGGGGATTGCGTTCTTCTCTCCCTGTGTGTCGTCGAAATCGACCATCATTGAGTTGATCTCGTCAGCCTTATCCGGCCAACGGGCAATGATAGCGTCTTTATCCATCGGGATCTCTTCGATGATCCCCTTGCGGTCTTTGGAAATGTCGTAGTTTTCTCCCTCTCCGATTATGTAGATTCGGAAAGGATTGATTGCGCTTATCGTGATCTCACCCAAAGGGTCGAGATCGTTTGACCAACATGTTTTTATAAACCCGCGAGAACAGATAATTCCATCTCGGAACATTCTCGAAATCGCGAGTTCTGCATCGTTTACATCCTTGACGTACTTAATCAAATCGGTAAGGACTTCCGCTAGCATCGGGTCTGAATCATCGTCCCTGGGGAAAGCCTTCTCATCTAACTTCGTGTTAGCCTGAGAACCGCAAATGAGGTTCACAAACTTCTTCGTGATATTAAAAGAAGTCGGCGGCCTACCCTGTGCGGTCAACTCTTTACGAATTTCCTGTTTCCATTGACCGAGCTCTCCATCGACTCTTGAATTGGTGTAAGCGTAGCACTTCTTCCAGATATCTCTTTCATGCTCTTCGCGGAGCGAGATGTCGCGGTATTTCAGTAGTACTTCTACGGGATCGGTTGCGCTCATACAGCCATCCAGTGTTCTTCGGGCTTAACCATATTCCCAAGTAAGTCCTTGTAGTTGAACTCTTTTTTCTTCGCGGGTTGAAGTGTTGGAGTGTCATAAGCATAGGCGCAGAGATACCTTAGAGCATCCAAAGCGTGATCGTCTTTCTTACGAGGTTTCTCTTGTTTGTTCCTCTGTTCGCCTATCTTCAAATCCTTCCAACGGTAGGTTTGGAACTCCATCCGAAGATTTCTACACTGAGGGAAAAGAATCAGATTCGGTTTCTTATCGTCCTGAATCTTCAAGTACTCTTTAACCCTGTCAATGCCTGCCATGACCTGATTCTTACCCGGAGTACAATAAATCCCGTTATCTTCGAGTTCAGAGAAGATCGTTAGACCTGATTGATTGCCCTTGTCTTGTTTGGTCGCGGGGTCAATGATGTAGTCCTGAATCCGGGTTTTTCCGCTCTTGGCTTTTATGATGGCCGCCAACTCATCAACTCTTCGTCCGGCTTCGTAGAACTCATCGTAAATATAGATTCTTCCTTTGGGACTAATGGCTCCCCATAAAATCGCGGTTGGGTTCGCTATCCCGTGATCTATCCCCACGAATCTGTACCAGTCCTCCGGTATCTCAAAATCTGACACAACGTAAGGAGCTCGATCTTGATATTCGGGGTAAATAAGTCCAGAGAAGGTATCGAATGAACCTTCTTTGTACCTCTTCTTCCAATCTTCGGGCATTTGGTCTAGACCGTCCAAATACTCCTGAGAAAGAAACGTGTTCTCATTAGACGAAGCCTGAACCAAGAAGTGATCCTTGTCGCCAGTCGCCACAAAATGCTTCCACACCCAGTCGTGACCTTCGGGGTTACTTGTTCCAAAAGCAGTATGCCTTACTGTCCTGATATTGCATCTCTGACAAATAGTTTTTCTGTCCTCCGGTAACTGCCGACACACTGGACATGGTAACACCTGACGCAACCTGCCTCGGATAATACCCAGCCACATCTCTTCTGCAATTTCCGTCAACTCATCGCCCCAGAAAAAACCAAGATTAAGATTCTTGGCGATCTTATCAAACGCATCTTCGAGAGGCCTGCCGATCATCAAAGACCCGTTGGCGAACTCCAACTCCATCTTTGACTTGTCGTGACGTTTAATCAAGGGGGAATCAACAAGCCTCACTTCTTCTTTATCGACCATGATAGGAAAGTTCAGAATCTCTTTCCACGTCGAATCCCGTAGCTCTGGATAAGTCGCTCTGCCTACTAAACCCATGATTCCCGGATATTCCATGCACAACTGTATCGCTTCGGCGGCCCCAGCCATCGTCTTACCGGCTCCCATGCCGCCGACATAAGCTCTGTACTTCGCCTGTGAATCATGGAACTCAGACTGCTTCGCCAGAGGCTCGTACTTTAGTCTAATGACCTGTTGTTGCTTGGCGTTCTTGAATCCCCCCTTACCCAATCTCACCCCCGCAACGGACACACTTCTTTGCTTCTGGGTCAAAGGGCGCACGAAAACAATTAGAACAAATCGGCTCACCCGACTTTACGGGATTACTCACTGTATCCCGGTACAAATCCATCCCCGGTCTTAACTCGTTTGTTCCCCTTACTCTTTTTAGCATGTAATGCGCCCCATGACGCTGTCTGGCACCCACGATATGAGAAGAATCGACCAAGCTCACAGAGGTTTCACCGGAGAAAACGTCCCGAAATGACTTGAGTGAAGCCTATGCTTCCCCCTTAATTTCCTATGGTACAGCCTATTCGCCTGTCCCCGCCTAAAGCCTTTCTGCATCAACCCCAAGAGAAACTTCTTTAGGTTCGTTTCATCCCACGACTGAGGTATCTGTTCATGTCCTCGTTTCACATCTGCCCCATGAGCCACATTGCGAAATAGACCAAGCCTGCGACAAATAGGATCATCACCACGATCCCAACTATCACTAGGCGGTTAATTGTAGAATTGCTGCTCAAAGAAGTAGTCAACTTTGTTATTCGTTACCCCGTTCCCGGAAGAATGATAGGAAACGATAAAGCGGATAACGTCAGTCAAAGGAGTAAAAGTAACCGCGTTACTCACCGCCCCCGAAGGATTCGCTGAACTCCCGGCCACACCGGCAGCAGTATTCGCGTAGGCAGTAAAGGACGAGAGTAGCACTTGAGTCGTACTCGTCAACTCTCCCCCCACCTGATAGGCCACCTTCACCGAATCCACACTCACTGAATCCTTGAAGTGCGCCGCAAAAGCCAGTACCGCTAGACCTGCGGGACGAGGATAGTAAATCGTGTCGGCCTGAGAGTTCGCAAACGTTCCTCTTATCGGGTCAGTATAAGGCCCGTGAGCCGAAGGAGCTCCGGTCTTGATCCCGGCCCCTAAAAACATCAGCCCCAAGAGAGGCAAAAATACCCACACTTTCTTCATTGTCCTTTTCTCCTTATTTCGCGACGATCCCGCCACCTCTGTAATACACTGGGCGGTTGCATCGCCCTAGTTTCGATTAAATTTTCAGGTATCTCCCCAACAACCGGGATCTTCCTCGCTTCTTTCTCTTTTTCAGTCAATTCTTTCTTCGGCTTTTTAGCCATTCCTTTGTGCCTTCCTCTTTTTATACATTCGATATTCCTGTGCTCTAGTCGGCAAACCTTTCTCCGGTGTAGAAGCGAAATCGTGCATGTCCTTTTTCTTCATGCTCAATACGCTCTTATTCTTCGCAGAGACCTCTTCCGGGTGATGTTCGGCAATCGCAATAAGCCGTCTTTGTTTCACTGAAACTGCTGGCATCTATCCCATCACTTTCTTTGTGTTAGAAGAATCGGTAGTAATTACCGTCCCATTATACCCGTAAGTCAATATGTCCCATCCTTCGGACGAGCGTTACCAGTCCCACACATAGCCTTCGCTACCTTCGATTCCCAATGTTCAAACTCCAAGTGCCTCCCCAACTTCACCCGCTTTAACCTCGGATTCTCTTTCTTCGCCTCTGGACTTGCGTTCCTCGTCGCACTCGCCAAGATCGCCCCAGCCGCCTTCTTACTGTATCCCTCAGACTGAATCTTACTCTGAACTGCCTTGAAACCCGGATGCGCCTTGCTCACGTCATTCTCCTCGCGTCAGATATATAATAGCTGCGTTCAGTGCGCTAACGTTATCTCGAAACATCCCCAATCCCGTGTTACAAGCCCCACAGAGCAACCCACGCACCTTTGTCGATTTATGGCAATGATCTATCATCAAACGGTCACTCGTCGCCCCACATATAGCACATCTGCCGCCCTGCCGACAAACCATTCCAAGGTAATCCTCCAACGTAATCCCATATTTGCCCACATACTTTGCAATCGAGTCTTTCCGCTCGGCAATGGGCTTGACGACCACTACCTTCTTGGGTAGAATCTTCTTTTTGGGCTTTAATGGATAAGATGGCTTTTTACAACCACTCTGTCCGCAAAATTCTTGCTTACTCGTTTTTGCAATGTATTGTCGGGCACAACGCTTACACTTCTTAATCATTTATCGCCAATTTCGCCAGTTTACTGTTGCAACTTTACTACTAACTTGCAAGTTTTACAACCCCACCCCCTAAAAACTCCAAAATTCTAGGATTCCTAAGTGTTTTGGCTTGTAAATCTTTCATTTGGGGCATTTTACTGTATGGGTATAGCCCGTAGTGTGGGGGTGCTGGAGTCCCATCGTCACCCCGCCCGGCCTCGGAGCAACGCCCCCTCCCCCGGCCTGGGACTGGCTCTGGTTTGTCTTAGGCCCGATTCTCGCTGTGCGCTTCATCACAATACTCGCCATTCTTTGCGTAGATTCCATGAATTGCTATGACTAATAATATACATTATGTAATCTAGCAATTATTGCCGTTACAACTCTTGCCTGGGACTCGATATTCTTCTCTTGGTCTAGTTTCAGGAATACCCCTAATTGCCTATTAGATCGCATTAGAAGCCTGATCTCCGGTGGGGGCTGGTGCTGATATGGGCTCACTAAGTGCCTGTCCTGGCTCATCCTGCGCGGAATTTGTGTGAGATTGCGCGCCATTTTCACTCTTTACTTCCTCTAATACGGTCTGTTCTCGCGGTTGCGCTTCGATTGTCTCTGCTTCTTGGGTGTTTTGCAGTACTTCTTTGGTTTTGTCGTTGGTTCTTACGTGGGAAATAAGGTGGAAATGGGCTATTGAACCCGTTACTTGGGTTTTGGGTGCGAAATCACTGTTCTTTAGCTGTAGGATATTAAGAGCTAGGTACGGTGCTTTGGATTTAGCCGAAAACACTGTCCTTCGGCAATCCTGCAAACATAATTCTTCGATGTCTGAGATTTTAGCCTTTAAGTCCTCGTCATCCCTGAATAGCTGTCCAAGCTCATCTGGTGCAATTCCTGCCTTTAATCCGATTCTGACAATATCGGGGTAAGTGAATTCGCCCGATTTATGGCCTCTGCCGGTGGCCCTCAGTGCTTTGTCAATCCCCTGTAAAAGATGCTTCTTTTTGAGAACTAGACGTTCTGAACGCGGGAGGGAATTGCTAGCCCTGACTTTAGCCTGACGGATTGCTATTCCTAGCGCAATAGCCTCATTTTGGGATAGTTTGCCGTCTTTGAGCTTGTCGAGCCTTTCCTCTATGTCTGTCCCGATGAAATCTACGTCTAATTCGGGCATATTTGATACTCTAACTTAAAAAGTGAGGATTCTGCGACGATTAGACTTTGGGGTGTCCCGACTTCGCGGATCGTCGGTGCAGGTTCGCCGGTTTGGGATTGCTGTAATTCTTGGCAGGTGGCAATGATTGCTTCCTGAGCTTTGGCTAGTTCCTGAGCTGCTGAAAAATAAGCCTGTTCTTGGAATTGAATCTTGAAAATGATATCTGGAATATCAGCTAGGATTTTACGGTTTGAAGGATTCGTCGGAGAATTTACTTGATGTCCCGACTTTCTCCGGAGCCAGTCAATCAGTTTGCCGAGTATGAAAGAACCCATACCTTGAGGTTTTCCCATTAAGATACATAATACAAAGAAGTTGACACAAAAGCAATACCTCGGTGAAATTATTTTTTCTACTGCGGTTCATTCTGATAATTGCTTATACTCGTTTATTTATGCTTATTCTCAATGCTCGATTACTGAATTTAGCTTGTATTCAACACTTGACATGGAGAAGTTCGATGATTATATTGTTAGTGTTCACTGAATCAAACAACATTCCTGAAAGGAGAGAGAAATGGGAAACGAAAAACTGGTTCAATTCCAGTGCGATAAAGAGGGGACGCTTTTTTATTACCAAACTGGTCTAACTCCCTCAAATTACTCTACCGTTGTGGATCGCTGCCCCGTTTGCGGGTCGAAATGTATTAACCCGACTGGACGAACTTATCCCGCTATTGACGAAGCCACCCCTTTAGAAAAAAGACAAACCGCATAATTTCACCATTCCCAAACCATGAAAGGAGAGATAGAGAGATGAACAAGAAAGAACATAACGGCTGGACAAATTACGAAACGTGGGTAGTTGCGCTCTGGATGGATAACGAGCAAGCTACTTATGAGGATTTCCGCGAACGTGCCAGAGAAGTTGAAAATTCCGGCGATGCGCAGGCTGTCGCTGATTTCGCCGAAGTCATGAAGCAAGACCACGAAGATTCTTTGCCGGCGGTTGAAGGCTTTGCCGCTGATTTGCTCAACGCCGCACTTTCGGAAGTGAACTGGCTCGAAATCGCCGAACACCTCTGCGAAGAAATCCGCGAGGAAGTGGAATGACCGGCCCCGAGCTCCGCAACCTTCGTAAATCCCTTAACCTGACCCTTGTTGAGTTTACTCAAAGGCTTGGGCTCTCTCCTAAGTCCTGGGGACATGTTCAGAGGATGGAAACAGGGAAAATACCGATAAGCAAAAGTATCGCGATGCGGCTTAAACTTTACTTCAATGTCGGAGAATCCAAATGACAACCTGCAACCTCGCAATCACGAAACTTGTAAAGCTCTACCGCGATCACTTCGACTGTGAGAGCGAATTCTTAGACTGGGGCTTTAATTTGCACGAATACATGAGCTTTACGGTTTGGCTGAATTAGCTCGCCGCTTGCGCCATTCATCGTGAAGCTTACCAAGTTTAAATTGGCGACGTTTGGCATTGTACCGATTATGATAATTGTCGGAACAAACTTTGCAAATATTCAGACGCTCGCCTGAAGCTCTGTCGCGTAGGCGAAACAGTGTTTCATCCTTTTGCTTGTTACAAGCGTAACAGGTTTTCATTTAAGCTATTACGTGCGAATCGTTTGCATCCCTGCGCTTGATTCTGCGGCGGTAAGAATCTTCCGCTATCAACCAGGGATCGGGGTCTCGGAAGCACATAATTCTCTCCATCACCGTACAGTCCTCGAAACGCCTCCATTTGCCCATTATTTTAACCATTTTCCGATATCTTGCTCTAACTTGAGGTTCCTTCTTACACTCGGCGCAGATTCTCCGGTTAGGTCTTTGGTTCTCTTCGTCCTCGGCGAATAAATCGCCTCCGCATTTCCTGCAAGCTCGGATCATAATTCAGTTTAGTGAGAATTGAAAAAATCTCCCTCCCGCCATTTGCCGAAATCTCCCGGCTCTAAACTTATACTCAAAGGCGAGATAGTACATGGAAAATATGGGGCGGTTGCCGAGATACCTTGTCGTCATTGTACCTCCACGAGATCCTTTATGAACCGATAATGCGGAGAATCTGGCGTGTAATAGGAAATCCGAATTTCATTTTTGAATTCATCACGATCAATAAAAACCATGCTGCCGGGATCACGCATAATCTCTACCAATTCGTGAAAGTCATCATCCTTCATTTTCTGCCACGTTTCATCGCGGATTAGGAATGTTTGGGGCCAAGTATTAGGATCATTTCTCATTTTGCAACCTTGAATTTCTTAGACAACATCGAAAGTGCTGCTTCGACTTCTTGTTTCGTTTCAGGATTAAACGGGGCGGGGGTATCGTATCGAGGGAGCGCGGGATAGTTCGGAGCCGAAGATTGCTGTTGGGGTCTAAACTTTCCGTTCCCTCCTTTTTGCGATGGCAGATACCCGGCAATCTTCCAGGCTGTAACTACCTTGCGCCAGTCCTTTATTTTTCCATTGCCGAGCTTCCAACCGGATTCCTCCCATTTGTTCCAAAGGTATTCGGCATCGGTTGACGGTAGTCCTTTCTCGGCGCAGTAGGAAATGATTTCTGAAAGAGAAGAAGCCCTTGCGGGGTTGGTTAGGTTGGTTGGTTTGGTTTGGTTGGTTAGGTTGGTTGGTTTAAGGTTCTTTGAACGTTCTTGTATCGTTCTTAGAACGTTCTTTGAACGCCCATATAACTTCCTTATTTCTTTGAGCCTTGCGGGGCGGTGCTTGTACCTGATTGATAAAAAATGACCCGCATGATCGAGCCAGTCGTGAAGGTGCAAAAACGGTGTTTTATCTATCCAACCAGCATCCATCAAGGCATCAACAAGGACTTTTTCGTCTCCATCCCATGCCGCAGCGGTCGCAATCATGTGCGCGTCCCAAGTAGTCAAGACCCCATCCTCCTGCTGTTCAATAGCCGTATGCCAAAGGGCGTGAAGGTGTCCTATGGCGTGGACTGGTTTGATGCTCAACGCTTGAGCAAGTGCTAGGGTTTTCCGGTGTCGGATCAAAACGGAGTGAGATTCAATCCAAGCCATTCGGGGTGGGCATAAAATTAGAAGCCATCTGCGCTAAACCCGCCATTGAGGCGGCTGTCAACGACGACAAAACTCTGTGCAAGTTTTACCACCGCAACAGCGGGTTTAACACAAATGGCTATTTTCGTTGAATTTACTTGCACGGGATATAAGTTAATAAAAAACGGAAATTTGTCAAGCATTTTCTCGGAAAAAGTTACTGTCAAGCAAAAATATATTTTGGGGAATGGAACTAGTTTGGCACACAAAATGAAACCCACAAAAACGGTAATCTTTTCTGTTGACTTCTTGTGGGTGCATATGTATATTAAAGTCCATGATGAGAATGAAAAATATCTACCTTGAGGATAAGCAAGTCGACGCGATACAGAGCTATGCCAAGCGCGACAAGCAATCCTTCGCCAAAATAGTGAGGGATGCAGTGGATGAATATATATCCTATCGCGCCGCGAACTATGACCGGGTTAAACCTGCACCGAAAGTGCGAGAGCAGAAGGGAAAATGAGCGGGACCGAATTAAAAAATGGAATCGGGCTGTGTCCGAAATGTGGGACTGACTTGGCGATCTCAATTCGAGTAGACACCGCTTGCTTAAAGAAAGGGGGCAGAACCAACGCAAAGTTACCAGTGGAAATATGGGAGCGCGTTGATCCCATTTTGGGGACAATGACCGACAAGGAGGTAGCTAAACGCCTGAATCTCGGTCTGGCGAGTGTTTCTAAGCGTAGAAGAGACCTCGGTATAAAATCTCTCGCCGAGAAGCAACGCGATGGGATTGATGCTCTTTTGAAGGCGGGCAAGGATGATGAAATCGAGCTAAATTATCCCGGAGTTAGCCACCAGACGATTATGAACCGACGGAAAGAACTTGGGCTCCCTGGAAAAGTTGAGACGAGGAAACGCAAACAAGCGAAGGTTCTTTATGAACAAGGGTTGACTATGGAGCAGATTGCGACCATGTTGCGCGTAACCCGTCAACGCGTAGAACAACTAATTAAAGACCTGTAATTTCATCCGCCCGTAAGTTCTGGGCTAAAGGCTCAGGGAGAATGATCCTCACCTCCGGGAATGGCTTATGGGCGGTAACTTTTCAAAACAAAAGGAGAACAGATTATGGCAGTAGAAGTATATCTTGAGGAAGAGCTAAGAGAACTCGCGGAGAATCCGGAGGTCAATGCCGAATGGAAAGCACTTGTTGAATCTCTCCAACTTTCCGGCCAGTTACAACTTATATCTGGTGGCGAAAAGAGTGCTATTCCCTTCCCGCAAATGAACGATGGCATGAAGCGCGTCTATAACACTCTCTGCCCGAAAGAAACGGCCCTCCCGTCTTATTCGTCTGGCACGATTCCGCTTCGTGTACTCTCTGCGGCGGCTCTGTGTAAGGAACAAAATTATTTCGCGGGTGGATTGTGGGTGTGGAGCGATGAGGCGGCCCCCGATCCTATCCTTGTGGGAAAAATCTCAACTTCATATTCATCTCCCATCCATTTGATTGCGCGATGGGGTGATGAACTGCGATCCTATCCCGAACTCGTGAAGCTCGCAATCGAACGCAAGATCAAACTCAGCCGCGCAAAACTTGAGGAAGAAATCGAGGATAACAAATCTGCACTTGCTCGACTTGATTCTCTTGTTTCGAAGTGGGCATTGGGCGATTACGTGCGCGAAATCTGACATCGAATTATGCGATACCAAACCCCCGAAGATATAGGACGAATGGCTGACAGGGAACTAGACTCGGAATTGCATGAGCAAGAGAAATGCTTGTGTGAATGTGGCGAGGAATACGATCCAGACGATAGCGAACAGGGGCGACTTCAAATGTGCCAAATGTGCTTAGATTCTCTGGACGAAATCAGATGAGTAGGGGCGAGAAATTTGCAGAATACATTCTACCGCTTGCATTCATATCTTTCGCCGCGATGGGACTGGTGTTTCTCACAAATGTACTCTTTCGATTGATTATGGGACACTGGTTGGGTTGGGATACTGTGGTCATCCTCTACTTTATCGAATCGCGTTCGCTAGAATGGAAAAAGGAATGACCGATAACGACATCAAAATTTGGCAAGAGGCTAGACGGTTGATGGAGAGAGATATTAACGCGGCAAAAGATATTGGGTATCCCCACGAAACCCCGGCAGAAGTTGAAGCTATCCGCATGAATTTCTTTCGTGCAAGGCTTACTTATGCTTACGAGAGATTACTTTTCGCCGAAGCCAAATACTCAGAACTCTATGACAGGATAAAGGACAAAACATGAAATTAGAAGCTCCACAAATAATCTGGATTGTGAATGTCTGTATCTATCTCGGTATAGTCTTGGCGAAGCACGGCCAATTCCGCGAGGGTCGCCACAACTTCTTTACATCCCTTGTCGCCACAGTTCTCAGCTTCCTATTGATGTACTGGGGAGGATTTTTCAAATGAACAAACTCCCCGTAATAGCCGAACTCTACAACGACGACTCTCTTTCTCAAAGGAAAGACGAGAATGACTTGAATGTGCTGTTGAATCAAGTCCCGAAACAGGAATGGCTCAAGGATCACCCGACCGCGAGAAAGGAGATCCTGGTCAAAGGTGTGAAAACCAAAGTTCCGTGCCAGTATATCCCGATTGAGCGTATCGAGTGGTTGCTTACTCGCGTGTTCATTAACTGGCGCGTAGAACTCAGATTTCCTCCGCAACTCATTGGGAACAGTGTAGTTGTGAGTGTGCGCCTACATTACCAGAACGTAGTTAGCGCAGAATGGACATGGCAGGATGGACTTGGAGCTTGCCCACTTCAAACCAACAAAGACGCGGGAGCGATTGAATTTGATAAACTGAAAAGCGCGGCAGTAATGATTGCAGCCCCGGCGGCTGAAAGTTACGCCGTCAAGGACGCGGCAGAGAAGATCGGAAAATTATTCGGCAAGGACTTGAACCGAGCAGACCAAATCATGTACGATTCACTTCTCTCTACGTTCGCAGATGAGGTTACTCCGACATTAGTTGACGCGAAAAAACTTATTGACGCGCTGGATAAATACACTGGTGCAGACAAAGAAGCCTTGCGAAAAGAATGCGCCGCGAAACTCAAAGCTGGCACACTGACCCACGAATTCGCCTCAGAGGTAGCAAAGAAGATTGGGGCGAGTTTTTAGATGGAAAGATTCGCGACGATAGCGGTACTGATTTGTTGTTTGGTGCTTGTTGTATTCATTGCATATTTGGGCATCTTTGCCCTTACGCATGGGCTTATTTTCATCGGAATATGCGCGATAGTGATTGCCATACTATTCGTGATTAGGCTTTTTTTGAATCTCAGTGACCTGATAGATGACTAGCATGAATTGGTACTTGAGCAACCGAGCCGATAAGCGAGCTCTTCCGATAGCGGACAGGCATTACAATCGCCAAAAGATCGGTAGTCCTCAGTTTGTCCCGCCTGGGAGATGTTGCGTATTGCTTAGCGAGAATGCAGATGCTTTGTGGGTCAGCAGTTGGCCTTTCGCGGAGTACACGAAACATGAATGGGCTGGGGCGTGGATATGCAGTTGTTTCAGAAATGAAAGCAATACTCTTTCAAGTACCTTGATACGGGAGGCCGTGTCAGTATCAAGATGGTATTGGGGCGAACCACCCAAACTAGGAATGGTTACTTTCGTCAATACCGAGAAAGTGAGAAGGAAAAGGGACTGGGGTAGATGTTATCGAAAAGCGGGTTGGAAGATGGCGGGCATGACAAAGGGAGGGCTTATTGCCCTTCAAATCTTGCCGTCGGAAATGCCGGAGGCAGAGGCCCCGATGAGTAGACAAATGCGACTAAATCTCTATGAATCTGAGAAATGATGGAATACCGCTATGACATCGCCCAAAACTCTCCTGAATGGGCGAAAGCGAGATTGGGAAAGTTCACTGCTTCGACTGCGGCGAAACTCTTGATGGCTCCGAGTACTCAGGGATACACCGACCTGATTCATACCGTTACTTTTGAACGTATCGCCGGGCAAGTGCCAGAGGGTTACTCTAACGAATGGATGGTAAGAGGAAAAGAGTTAGAGCCTTTGGCGTTACAGGCTTACGAGATTGAAACTTTTCAGAAAGTAGTGCCAGTGGGGATCGTTATTAAGTCTGATTGGATAGCTTGCTCTCCCGATGGTTTAATCGGCGAAGAAGGACTGATTGAGGTGAAGTGCCCAAAGTTTTCTACCCATTTGGATTACTTCTTCTCGCGCAAACCTCCGAAGGACTACTTCGCTCAGATGCAGTTTCAAATGATGGTAACGGGTAGACTGTGGTGTGACTTCTTTTCCTTTCATCCGAGTTTACCCCCATGTAGAATAACAGTTCAAAGGGATAATGAGTTCATTTCTGAAATATCCGCTAAGTTATTGGAAGCGATAGAGCTAGTCAAACAACGTATTCAAAAACTACAAGAGGCAAAAAATGGCCGATAAGACATTTGTTGGACGAGGATGGGCTTTCAAGTATGGGGTGAACATCTCCGTGAACTTGGAAGAACTGAATAAGCTCACTCCGAATCAGTACGGGGATGTCAAGCTCGTGGTGAAAGAGCGGAAAGAGCCTGATGCGAAAAGTAAGGCCACCCACTACGTCGCGGTGGATGATTTTGTGCCGACATCGAAACGCGCTCCTGAGTCTGACCCGTTCTAATGCACTTCGAAGGTCTGTTCCCGGTTCCGGGTTTTCCACTATATTTTGCCTCAAGGGATGGTAACGTTTGGTCTATGATGCCGAGGAGAATTCCCATTGTTAAGCCAACGTCGCCAGTGAAGCTAAAGAAATACATAAATGGTGACTATTACAAGGTCACTCTTTGCAAGAATGGTGTACACTACGAGATCACGGTCGCCCGGATAATGCTTACCACCTTCTCCGGTAAACCCAAGGGTCGGGTAGCAATGCACGGGCCGCAGGGAAAGCTCGTAGATTCAATTGATAACCTGCGGTGGGGGACGTATAGCGAAAACGCACTAGACAGAAGGCGCGATGGGACTAGCACCGAGGGAGAAAAGCACCCGATGGCGAAGCTAACTTGGGCGAAGGTCGCAGAAATCCGTAAACTCTACTCGGAAAGGAATGAGAATGGTCACTCGACATACTCACTCGCCGCACTTTTCGGAGTGACACGAACAAATATAGCGTACATAGTTCGAAACAAAACGTGGATAGTAGCGGGATAGCTATGCAATTCGATGGCAAAGTAAATGATGGGGTTCTCAAATTGTGGGACAGGGATGCCTTTGACCGACACCTCAGAACTCTCTCCGGCAAATCTGTTTCACTTGAACTCAAAGCCGGGGGTTCCCGAAGCACTCAGCAAAACAGATATCTGTGGGGAACGGTTTACAAGATCCTATCTGATTACACAGGTTACACCCCAGAAGAGATACATGAAGTCTGCAAGCTGAAGTTTCTGCCGAAGATCATTGACGTAACAAACAAAAAGACCGGCGAAGTGGACTCCCAGGTTATCGGAGGTTCAACGGTAAAACTAACGACTATTGAGTTCGCCGAGTATGTAGAACAACTTCAAAGGTTTGGGGCTGAAATGGATTGCGTTATCCCAGACCCAATAAAAGAACCGACAATTTCAATAGGAGAAGAACCATGAACGACTTAGTTCCAGTATTACTTGTATTCCGAGAGGAAGATTTTGGGGGGAATAGCTACTATGACGCTCATGATTGCGCTGTGTGTCGCGCAACCAAGAGGCTTCTTGCAGACGAGAGCACCGAAATCACGGCTATGACCAAGCATGTACTCGTGAAGGATGCTTTTCCTGAGTTAATCGGCGATCCACTGTACATTGCGGAAAAGTTCGAGAATCCCGAACTCCCCCTCCCCGATCCAATCCTCATCTACCTGCCCAAGAAGTATCTGAAGGAAGCTCCGGCGGAGAAGAGCTACGAGGAAAAGACTGAGAGGATGACGAAATGAGCTTGGATTTTTACTTGCATGCGGTTCGCGAGACAACCGTTTTTGACGCGAACATAACACACAATCTCGGTAAGATGGCCGAGGCGGCAGGCATTTACAAGTGCCTATGGCATCCCGCCGAGTCCGGGTTCGCAAGGGCAGAGCAAATCATTCCCATTCTCGAAGAAGGGATAAGACTCATGGAGGTTGATCCCGCGAAGTATGAAGCACTTAACGCCGAGAATGGATGGGGAACCTATGCGAACTTCTTACCCTGGTGCAAAGCAGTCCTCGCGGCCTGTAAAGAAAATCCCGATGCAATACCAAGCGCATCAAGATAGGAGATTAACCATGAAAACATTCCTTGTAAATTCTTTGACTGTGGGGAGTCTAATGTTGGGCGCGTTCTTCTTCGGAGTTTGGTACGCGGACAATAAGAATGGTGTCAACGTGTCGGATTCGCCCAGACCGGATGAAGTGATGCGCCCCTATTGGACTGAGCCCATAATGGAGTCTGGTGCGCCCGCGATCTATAGGGATTTCGGCATAGTCAAAAGGCTCGTGCCGGACTCAGTTCGAATAAATTTATTTCCTCTAACTCACGCTCAATGCGATTCAATCTTCAAGTGCCAGAAACAATATCGGAGTTCCAAATGAAAGACAAGATTATCCGTAGGCCAGATTTTGCGGGAGGTGGGATCACCAGAGATGAAGCTCGAAGGATGAAAGAGCACTCCGAACTCTGGATTAAACGCGCTTTCAGGACTGAGCCGATTGAGCCAGTGAAGATAATCCCAGCGATTAAGAAATTGTACTCTATCGCCGGATTAAAAGAACCACGAGTAATCATTGTACCAAGTCCAATTGTAATGGCATTTGCCTACGGATTTGCTGCAGCGATTTGGCATTGGAGAAAGAACGGCAAAAAGAATCTTGCGACCGATCAGGCGACCGATCAGGCGACCCGTCAGGCGACCGATCAGGCGACCGATCAGGCGACCGCTCAGGCGACCGCTCAGGCGACCGCTCAGGCGA